CGAGGGCTATATCGAAGTTCTCGAAGGACTCAAAGCGGCCACCGAGAAGGAAGAGCAGCTTCGCTGGCTGATCACTGCGGCAGAGGCAAAGATCGAGGCGTGGCGGACCATCGAGAGCACGCGACGTGCGGAAGCGAGGGCTTTGTGAGGAAAGTTGAAATTCCTATCGGATCCACGTTTGGCTTATGGGTTGTCATTGGCGGTCGGGAAATGCGCAAAACAAAGGCGATCTATCGGTGTCGATGCGCTTGCGGGAAAGAGCGAGATGTTTATGCGTGTCACTTGCGAAGCGGGCAGAGTCAAGCTTGCGGGTGCGTTGCCGCAAAGAAGAATGGCGATAGAACCCGGACTCACGGAATGACCGGTACGCCTGAATACCGAATCTGGAGAGCGATGATAGACCGGTGCCATTACCCGTCATGCAAGGCATACCCAAGATACGGCGGACGAGGGGTTTTTGTCTGTGATGCGTGGCGAAATTCGTTCGAGAATTTCATAGCGGACATGGGCATGAAGCCTAGCGAGCTGCACTCTATTGATCGAATCAATAACGATAAGGGTTATGAGCCGGGAAACTGCCGTTGGGCGACGGATTTGGAGCAGGCGAGGAATAGAAGGTCGGAGAAATCGACTGCATCTGGAGTTGCTGGAGTCACTTTGACGAAGAGTGGGAAATGGATGGCTCGCATTTCCGTTGAATACAAGTCGATCTGTCTTGGGTCATTTGAGAATGTCAACGACGCGATCGATGCGCGCAAACGCGCCGAGAAGGAACTATGGCAGACCGCATGAAGAAGTGTCGCACGTGCCGCAATCCTTTTATGGTCATGAGAAGCACCCAGGCCGTTTGCTCGATCGACTGCGCGAAGGCATATGCCGCGAAACTCGCCGATCAGAAAGCCGCCCGCGCTAACCGCGAGGAGCGCAAGTCGATCCGCGTAGCACTGGAGAAGGCGAAGACGCGAGGGACGCACCTGAAGGAATTGCAGGCGGCATTCAATCAGTGGATCAGATTGCGCGATGCGGGCAAGCCGTGTATCGCCTGCGGTCGCTATCACCAAGGACAGAACCACGCTGGACATTACCGCAGCGTTGGGTCATGTCCAGAATTACGCTTCGAGCCGGACAACGTGCATCTGACCTGTCAACCGTGCAACGTTCATCTCTCGGGCAATTTGATCCAGATGAGAATCGGGATGATCAAGAAGATCGGGCTTGAGCGCGTCGAATGGCTAGAAGGCCAGCACGAACCAAAGAAATACACGCTACAGGAGATATTGGAGATGAAGGCGTTCTATCGGGCCGAAGTTCGGCGACTTAAGCGGGAGGCAGCGTGACCAGACAGCAACTAGAAAATATCAAAGCATCGGGAAAAATTTTAATGACCTCATTCGACCGTATCGATGTCACGTGGGTGGAGGCTGGCCGCGTGCACGAGTTCAAAGCAAGGAAATATCAAGATCTATCGCACTTATCGGATGCTGCTTTGATCAACATGGGGATTCTGGAGCGTGATGCATGACCAACCCTACACGCTACGGCACAAGCTGCGCCCCTCGCGAGGATGGCGTATTCGTTCACTTTAGTGAGTATGAGAAGGTGGTGGTGGAGTGCGAGAGGTTGCGGGCGGATGCAGAGCGGTATCGATGGGCCATCGCATATGAGGACAACACGGAAGCACTTCTGGCTGCCGTATTTAACAATGCGCCGGACAAAGAAGCGATATCGGCAGAGATCGACGCAGAGCGCGCAAAGGAGCAGGCATGACCGTCGAATATTCCATCAGTTCGATTAAAGACTTCCTTGCGATACCGGCAGAATCTATCGACGCATGCCTTGCTGACTTCAAGGTATGGCTTCAGATGGCCCGAAAGCCAGACGAATTTAGTTCGGACATGAACGATTTGCTGGCAATGGAAGGCGCACTTTCATTCGTCGACGATAGTTCATCTGGCTTGATGACGGCCTGTCCGGCGTCCACCATATCCAGATCGTTGACGCCTCGAATGATTCGGAGATCGCGCGCATATCGTTTGAGGAGCAATCGTGATCAACATCGGCACCCTGCTAGTCGGTTTCATCCTCGGAGTGTTCGCCGTAGCCCTACTCGTATTTTTCGTGGCGCTGCATAAGCCTCGGGTCTCGGCGCCTACGTTGCGGAGGAAAAGAGATGTCGCGCCAGGCACAGCGTACGAGAAAGTGCCCGCAGTAGTGAAATGGGAAGCGAAAGCGACGGATGACGAGCGCGGAGTCAACTACTCATTCATGGGCGCGACTGGTCTCGAAGAGTGATCGCAAAATAGGAGATTGACAACTCAATTCATTTGTAGTGCGAACTTTTCCAAGATATAATTATTGCTAGATGTTGTGGCCGGCTCGGTAGTTCTAACTAGATCGTGTGATGCGGGGTTCAAGATGATTCGAGAGAAGATCGCCAGTGATGTTCATTCGTCAAATCTCGCGTGGAATGAGCGAGAAGAAAAGGCGATCGACCGCATTACTGCATTAGGAATGTCTGACGCACTCGGGTCCGCCCTCCTGCGGTTCAAGTTCGCCAATGATCGCTCCGCCGGGAAGCGCGCGTTGCATATGTTGGCGAACAAAGCAGCCCAGCGCCTGAAGGTCGAATTGACGTACGCGCAAAAGCTGGCGACCGCGTGCATCAAGGAGTATCTGATTGACACCTGCGAAACGTGTCGAGGAACGGGATTCACGATTGAGTCCGGTCACTCCAGCAAGTGCAACAAATGCGGCGGGACAGGAGCCAAGCGCTACTCGGATTCAGAGCGCGCATTGGCTGCTGGCCTGCCGGTGGAATCGTGGAGCAAGCACCAGAAGAAGTTCGACGGCGTGATGACTTGCATGATGGGGTCGGTGGCGGATACGACCGGGCGGGCGCGTGGGCTTCTGAGAGACGCAGCATGAGTGCGCCGAATCTGTATTGGGCCCGGCAGCTTAAGGAGTGGGATATGAGCACGCGCGGCCCACTGGGCATATGGCTATGTGCCGGCCGCTGGGATATGAGGGGTTATTCATACGTCGACGCCTAAAGCTAGCATGGGGCGTTTTCACTGGCAAATACGATGCGGTTCAATGGAGCGATCTATGAGCAAACTGACTGTAACGGTTTCGGGTTCTGTTGGATCGGGCAAGTCGGCACTTTGCGGCGAAATAGAAATCCTATGCCGCGCCCTTGGGCTGAAGGTTGAGTGGAATGAGGGCGATCAGGAGAAGAACCTGACCGACGCAGACTGGGTTGGACAACTTGAGATGTACAAACCTGAGGTTGTCATTTCGGAGCGGATAGAAAAGACGGATGCCGCATCACTGGCGGAGGTCGACGCCGCGCGCTATCGCTTCCTGCGAGACAACGAGAATTGGCCGCAATGCGATCGGTACTGGGAGGCGCTTAGCGCTGGTGGCGACAATCTCGACCGGGTAATTGATGATGCGCTCTCGGAGCCATCGGAAGGCGAGGAAATAGATTTTTAGCAAATCTAGTAAGAATTCTCTTGCAATCCACAACATCTGGTGTATTCTACGGACTTAGTCGTCGTAGTAGCGGAAGCGAAACAGAGCCGACGCAGGACGATAGAGCGAAAGCTCCGTTTCCAACCTCGATGGTTGAACTCGTCCCGAAATTTCATTGAAGCCCGCCAGGTAAAGCCTCGCGGGCTTTTTGCATTCTGCCGCCATGCCACGCTCAACCGCTCTCGAATCGCACATGTACGGCGATCCAATGGAGGTATTGGCAGCCAAACAGGCGCGCGAGAAACGGCAAGCGCAGCAACAGCAGAAGCGGCCTACTCTGGCGCTCAAGCGAGAGCCAAAGTTGGAGCGGGTAAAGCGCTGGAGCGCTGCGAGAGAAGCCGCAGAAGCATTATTTGATGTACCCGTCCCGCCGCGACCCATTCGTGAGTCGTAAATCGCCCGCAGTATGCCGCGCAACACGGCTCTCGCCGGGTGATACCGGCCAGAATTCGAGAAAGTAATGGAAGCACAACAGCTAATCGACAGCATCGAGCAGGACATTCAGCGCATGCGTATAGATGAAGCGCTGAAGGCGAGCCTCGTCTCGCGGCTGGATGAGTTGCGGGCGGCGGCGTCGCCCCGCGTATTGATTGCGCCATCCGGGGATAAAGCGTCGGCAGAGAAGATGGCTCGCGCCCTCCGGAGTGTGATGTGCGAGCACATTGGTACGCGAAGGAATTTGGCGTGAGTGACCTCCTGGAAACGCTCACCTTTGGGCCATTGCTGGCAGTTTCATATCATTTGGCATGCGCAAAAGCACTCACCCAATGGGCAGACTGGCTTATCGACGTCTCCGAGCCGACCGCTGCTGGTGGTGTGCACGTGAGTTAGTAGATGGGCGGAAGTGCTGCAAGCCGGAAGACTATTTGTTTTGATTTGTACTCGTTGGGCGTCACTAATTGGCGAAAGCTCTAATGGTGTGGCCCAAGAGCATCTTCATGCATGGCGATTGGCTGCGGGTAAATGACCCGTTAAACAGCCAGTATTGGTTGGGCCAGTCGCCGCCCATGAGGGTGAACCGAAAAGGCCGCGCGAGTCGATAGACTGCCACTGCGCCATGCGGGCCGAACGCTGTAGCTCTCGCCTACCCCTTCTCGTCTTCTGATGAGATTGCCGCCTAGAGCGGCTTTTTTATTTGGTGCCTATGGACTTCCACAGCAGCTTCGTCGTGACGATGTTCTGGCTGATGGTTGGCCATTCGCTGGCGGATTATCCGCTGCAAGGCGACTTCCTTGCGAATGGGAAGAATCGCCATACGCCGATCGGCAAGATGTTCTGGCCGCATGCGATCTTCGCGCACTCGATGATTCACGGTGGATTCGTTGCCATTATCACCGGCTCGGTATGGCTGGGCGTCGCTGAGGCAGTCGTCCACGGCATCACGGATCTTCTCAAGTGCGACAACTGGATTGGTCTTCGCACAGATCAAGCGATCCATGTGGTTTGCAAGATCGTCTGGGCGGTTATCGTCGCCAAAACGCTTATCTGATGGGGTTGCTCGATGGCATCGCGAAAGAAAGCCGAACCTGTCGAGCGCACAGAGATTTGCAAGAACTGCCGCGCCGTCCATTGCGATCGCGCAAACGGAATGCGCTGCCGGCTATTCCCGCCAGTGTTTGTCTATGACCCGGCAACGGGCACATCGAGCGCGCAGTTCCCGGAGGTTGATCCGGATCACTGGTGTATCCAGTTCAAAGCACAATTGAGTTCATAAGGGGAAACCGTGGCACTAGATCCGAAGCTCCGCGAGTTCGCGACTGAACGGCAGTGCCAGTTCCTCGATGCGATCGACCAACTGGGTTCCGAGCGCAAGGCGGCCGAGTCGCTGGGCCTGAGTCACGGCACCATCGGCAATGCAATTGCTGCGCTGAAGAAGAAAGCGGCACGACAAGGGTATGCGCCCGGCCACTGGACCGGAGGCGTAGCACCCGGATTTGTGACTGGAAAGGTCACGGTTGCAGTCAATGCGAAGACTGGCGAGGTTGAGCGTTACTGGCAACGGCAGCATCCCGACGCAGCGCAGATGGAAGCCGCGATGCGTGCTACCGTCGATGCGATGAAAGAGGATATCGGGCCTATCGTGCCGACGCCCGCCCCAGTCGCTACAGATGACAAGCTTTTGAATCTGTATCCCATCACGGATTTTCATCTCGGCGCAAAAGCCTGGAAAGAAGAAACTGGCGCCGCGTGGGATATGGAAATCGCTGAGCGGTTGCTGATAGATTGGTTTGCGGCGGCGATCGCGGCGTCTCCCGCTGCGAAGTATGCTGTGTTCGCAAACATGGGCGATTTCCTGCATTACGACTCGCTGGAAGCCGTTACGCCTACGTCAAAGAACGTGGTCGACTCGGATACGCGATTCCAGAAGATGATCCGCGTGAATATCCGGCTGAAGCGTCGAATCATTTCGATGCTGCTACAGAAGCACGAGCACGTGTATTTCATCGAAGGCGAAGGCAACCACGACCTGGCGTCTAGCGCCTGGGGTCGCGAGCTGTTCGCCGCCCTGTATGAGAACGAGCCGCGCATTTTCGTGGAGACACGACCAGACCCGTATTACGCGGTGGAACACGGGAAGACATCGCTGTTCTTCCACCATGGCCACAAGAAAAAACGAGAAAACCTCGAGACGGCATTCATCGCGAAGTTTCGGGAGATATTCGGCCGCACCCAGTATTCATTCGCACACTGCGGCCATCTGCACCACGACGTAGTGCGCGAAACCAACACTATGCACATTGAGCAGCATGAAACGCTGGCCGCGCCTGACAGTCACGCGAGCCGCGGCGCATGGTTGAGCAAACGTTCTGCCAAGTGCATCACGTACCACAAAGATTTTGGCGAGGTTGGGCGTCTCACGATCTCGCCGGAAATGCTTGAGGCGGCGGCATGACCTACCCAAATGCACAGAATCAAACAGCCGGCTCAATTCCCGTCTACATCGTCGCCCAATCGACGAGCGGGCCTTGGCCGAGCTCGCAGAGCAACGCAAATAGCGCCATCCCTGTTGTCTTCGTGACGCAACCTGGTTATGGACCGTGGCCGAATGACCAATCGGAAGCCGCTGGCGCCATCCCTGTTCGCGTCGTGAGCGCTCCGACTGGCAATGGACCGTTCCCCAACGATCAAGGCCAGAACGGCGGCGCATTGCCCGTTTGGGATGCGACCAGTCTGCCGGCGCATGCTGCGACATATCCGAATCAACAGAACAACGCCAACGGCGCGATTCCCGTGTGGTTGGTCTCATAAAGGGGCGGCATGCCCGCAATAAGGCATGGCTCGACCTTCCAAACTAACCGACGCTCAGTGGGAGTCGATCGGTAAGCGACTGTTAGCGGGAGAATCCGCAGCGGCACTCTCCCGCGAATTCGGCGTTAGTAAGGCTGCAATCTCGGTCAGGTTTTCGAAACGCACCGAGGCGGTGAAAACCGTTGCAAAACAGATAGTTGAGACGGAGCGCGCCCTTTCGTTTCTGAACGTTTCTGAACAAATTGCCGCTCGTTCACTTGCCGACGATTTGAAGGCTATCAGCGAACATCTGGCCGGCGCTGCCCGTTTCGGCGCGGCCACCTCTCACCGTCTGGCCGGCATCGCCCATAACAAGGTCGCCGAGATCGACGACGCAAAGCCGCTGAATGAGGAAAGCCTTGCGTCACTGAAGGGGATCGCAGTGCTGACCCGCATGGCGAATGACGCCAGTGAGATTGGGCTAAACCTTCTGCGCGCAAACAAAGACTCGAATATCGACGACGGCAAGGTAATTATCCAAGGTGGCCTGCCTGACTAGAAGAATGAAGTGAAAGTCGCTGGTACGCGGCAAAGTGAAATCTACTCATGCCCATCATCCAGTTGCCGACTTTGCATGCCGGTCAGGTCGATATCTACCACGATCGTTCTCGCCTGAATGCGGTGCGTTGCGGGCGTCGTTGGGGAAAGACCAAACAGATGGTCACCATGGCGTGCGATGCCGCCGCCAAGGGTCGGCTGGTTGGCTTATTCACGCCAGAGCACAAGCAGCTCGACGAGCCGTACGATGAAATAACGGACATTCTTACCCCGATCAAGCGCTCTTTCGATCGCTCCAAAGGCAAAGTAAGAACGACCACCAAGGGTAAGGTTGATCTTTGGACGCTCAACGATAACGAGTTGGCTGGTCGTGGTCGTGAATACGACCTAGTGATGATCGACGAGGCCGCGTTCACGAAGAACGGCCAGATGATGAAGATCTGGGAGCGGTCGATCAAGCCGACGCTTCTGACTCGTCGCGGTTCTGTGTGGGTGTTCTCAACTCCCAACGGCATTGCTGAAGACAACTTCTTCTACCAGATCTGTCACGATGAAAGTCTTGGCTTCAAGCAGCACCACGCCCCCACCAGCAGCAACCCGTATGTTCCCGCGGACGAATTAGAACTCGAGCGAGCCAAGAGTCATCCGCTCGTTTTCAAGCAGGAGTTTCTTGCTGAGTTTATCGACTGGTCGGGCGTCGCTTTCTTTGAATTCGAAAAGCTAACGGTCGACGGCAAGGGCGTCCCCTTCCCGGCGCATTGTGATGGCGTGTTCGCCGTCATTGATAGCGCAATGAAGGATGGCAGCGGTAATGACGGCACGGCCGTTGTGTACTGCGCCCTTTCGAAATACACCGGCCATCCTTTGGTGATTCTCGATTGGGAAATCGTCCAGATTAATTCGGACCTACTTGTTACCTGGTTGCCGAGCGTCATCAAAAACCTCGAGCATCTTGCCAAGGTCACGAAGGCGCGCGCTGGATCAATTGGGGTGTTTATTGAGGATAAGGCCAGCGGCATCACTCTGAACCAGCACGCCGCGCGCGTTGGTTGGCCGGCGCAACCAATTTCTGGAGACATTACGAGCATCGGCAAGGACGGTCGAGCCGTGGCGTGTTCGGGCGCGGTGTACCGCGGCGAGGTGAAGATATCCGCCAACGCGCTTGACAAAGTAATGGAATACAAAGGGCAGACGAAAAACCATCTCGTTTCCCAAGTGGTCGGCTATCGAATTGGCGATAAAGACGCCCACAAGCGCGCAGACGACCTCGCTGATGGCTTCATGTACAGCGTAATCATTGGCCTCGGCGGCCCAGATGGATTCTAAATGAACGATAACAGCACCATCACCGTGGCGGGCTCGACGCTAGGATCGTCGCTGTCCGAGATCATGATGGCCGACGAAATCGAGCCGGGAAGCGATGTCAGCTACCAACTCGCCAAGCTCATCTATCTGTACCACCCGCTCGGCGCCAAGATGGCGGAAAAGCCAGTCGAGATGGCCATGAGTCAGCCGCGGATCGTCACGATACCGGGTGCACCAGAGTCGATGGTGAAAGAGGCGTTTGAGGCGGAGTGGGCCTCCCTGAATGTTGATGGCCATATCTTCAACACGAAGGTTTTGTCCCGCGTCTATGGTGTCGCCTCGCTTGCGTATGGTGCCGAAGGTGTTCCGACGAACCGTCCGATCGACCCCAAGGATCTGGCCGGTCTGTCTGTCTATTTCAATGTCCTGGACCCACTGAATACCGCGGGCTCGCTCGTTTTGAATCAGGACCCCAATGCGCCGGACTTTCTGAAGCACGGCGCCATTTCTGTTTCTGGGCAACCCTACCATCGCTCGCGCACTTGTGTGGTGATGAATGAGAATCCGGTCTATCTCGGATATACGAACTCGGCGTTTGGTTACGTTGGCCGATCGGTCTATCAGCGCGCCCTCTTCCCGCTGAAGAGTTTCATCCAAAGCCTCATCACAGACGATATGGTGACGCTCAAAGCGGGCCTGCTCGTCGCGAAAATGAAGGCGCCGGGAAGCATCATTGATAACGCGATGGCGAAGATTGCTGGTTTCAAGCGGCAATTGCTCAAGGAAGGACGAACAGGAAATGTCCTCAACATCGACATCACTGAGTCGATCGAAACGCTGAATATGCAGAACGCCGACGTCGCCATGACTACGGCCCGCAAGAACGTGATCGAGAATATCGCATCGGCCGCGAAGATGCCGGCCAAGCTCCTGCTCGAGGAATCCTACGCAGAAGGATTTGGTGAGGGGACAGAGGACGCCAAGAATACTGCGCGGTACATCAGTGGCATCCGCAAGGAAATGCGGCCGCTGTATGACTTCTTCGATCCGATCGTGATGCGGAGAGCCTGGAATCCAGAGTTTTATAAACGCGTGCAGGCGGAGTTCCCGCAGTATGAAGACGTCCCTTATACGAAGGCGCTGTATGACTGGATTAATGCCTTCCATACTGAGTGGCCAAATCTGCTCGAGGAACCAGAGTCAGAGAAAGCGAAGACCGACGACATCAAGCTGAAGTCGATCATCGCGATGATGGAAGTCCTGTTGCCGGAGATGGACCCCGAAAACAAGACTCGCCTGATTGATTGGGCTGCGGACAATTTCAATGAATGCAAGACGCTGCTTCAGCATCCGTTGATGATCGATCTGGATGCACTCCGTGACTACGTGCCGCCTCAACCTCCTCCTGCCGCCTCAGAGCCAGCGCCATTTAGCGCAGAATCCTGATGAATTCCTTCTACCAGACGATTCAGGCGGCAATCAGCGATATTGAGGAGCACGGTTACGACAGTGCTGCTCGTATAGATGGCTGGCTTCAGCGAATCGAACAGGCTGCCAAAGACTCGTCCACCCCGCCTCACGTCGCATTTGAGGCGATGAACCGTACGATGCATGGCATATACAGCCGCATGGTTGACGGCGGCGGCTACACACAGGTGCACAAGGGAATATCCAGATTCACCGTCGATCGACTGAAACCAAAGCTGCGCGCGGAGTTGGATCGACGGCTGATGGCAAACGCCAATTTGATCAAGTTGAATCGCGATCAGATGATTGACCAGACGCGGCGACGGTTTATGGGATGGGCAACGTCAGTTCCTGCTGGCGGTAGTCGATCAGTCGACAAGATGGGCGTGAAGGCCGATCTTAAGAAGGCATTTTCCACCCTTCCGTACGAAGAGCGCCGAGTCCTGATTGATCAGGGGCACAAACTCGCCAGCGAGCTGAACAATATCATCGCCGTGGATGGCGGTGCGATTGCGGGAGAGTGGCATAGCCACTGGCGTCAGCCCGGATACAACTACGATCCGGCTCACAAGCGGCTAGACGGAAAGATCTTTGTTGTCCGCGCCAATTGGGCCATCGAAAAAGGCCTGATGACGAAAGGCGATGGCTATATCGACGACAACGAGCGTCCTGCTGAGCGCCCTTTCTGTCGATGCCAATATCGATACATCTACAACCTTCGGGACCTACCCGATGCACTTTTAACGGAAAAGGGACGAAAGGCCCTCTCCTCCGCGCAGACATAACCTATGCCAGCCATTAGCGAAAAACAGGAGCGTGCCATGCGTGCCGCTGCTGAGGGGCATAGCACACTCGGAATTCCACAAAAAGTGGGCAATGAATTTGTCGCTGCCGACGATTCATTGATCGCGGCGGCCGGGATCGCCTTTATCGCCAACGGGAAAGTCTTGCTTCTCAAGCGTGGTGACGGTGGAGACTATCCGGGCCATTGGTCCTTTCCCGGCGGCAAACAGGAATTGGGCGAAACGCCAGAGCAAGCGGCCATCCGAGAGTGCGTCGAAGAAACCGGCTATCTGCCGACCGGCGGTCTCCGACCTCTTTCATTTTCAGATGACGGACGCGTCGCATTCACAACGCTAGGAAAGGCCGTCGCGGAGTTCGAACCTACATTGTGCGATGAGAATACCGACTATGTCTGGGCGGAGGCGGGGGAATATCCCGAGCCGCTGCACCCTGGGGTCCAGATAACGCTTGAATCGGGAATTCTCGATACGATCAACCCGCTCAAGATGGACGAGTTGGAGTTGGCTCGCGCTATGGCGATGGGTGAACTTGAGTCGCCCCAGAAATACGTCAACGTCTGGCTTTTTAATATCCGCATCACTGGTACAGGTGTCGCCTACCGCTCGGCGCATAAGGAATTCGTTTTCCGGAACCCGGAGTTGTACCTGAACGATGATTTTCTGGCGCGATGCAATGGCCTCCAGGTCGTGTGTGAGCATCCCGAAAAATCGTCGCTCGATTCGAAAGAATTCACCGAGCGATCAATCGGATCGATTTTCCTGCCCTATCTTAAACCAGAAGAAAAAGAGGTTTGGGGCATCGCAAAGATTTACGACGAAACGGCAGCCGGTCTCATGGAGAAGTATCAACTCTCCACATCCCCTACCGTGGTTTTTCGTGACCCCGCAGTAAATAGCACCATCAAGCTTGAGGATGGTGAATCCCTCTTGATTGAGGGAAAACCAAGCCTGCTCGACCATGTAGCGATTTGCATACAGGGCGTGTGGGACAAGGGCGGCCCGCCGTCAGGCGTTTCCACCAACAACGTTCAGGAAATTCAAATGACTGAAGATGAACTGAAGGCCAAGGCGGACGCCGAGGCGAAAGAGGCCGAAGCGAAAGCAAAGGCTGACAGTGAGGCAAAGGCGAAGGTCGATGCCGATGAGAAGCTTTCGAAGTTCATGGATAGCGTGATGCAGCGCATGGACTCGATTGAGGCCAGCATGAAGGCGAAGGCTGATGCAGATCTGCCGGCGCAAACTGCAGCCGACAAGGCCAAGGCTGATGCTGAGGCCAAAGAGAAGGAAGAGGCTGAGGCAAAAGCCAAGGCTGACGCCGAGGAAGAAGAAACGCGCAAGGAAGAAGAAGCGAAGGCCAAGGCCGACGCGGAAGAAACGCGCAAGAAGATTGCCGATCTGGAAGCGCGCATGCCGAAGGAGTTGTCGGATTCGGATTATGCAGAAATGGCCGATGCGCAGGCGAAGGCCGACAGCGTCTTCAGCGCGTTCGGCGACGCAGCACCGCGCCCCCTCCGCGGCGAGAATCTGTTGTCATATCGCAAGCGTCTTGCCACGCAACTGAAAACGCACAGCCCGAACTGGAAATCGGTCGACATCAACGACCTGCCAGCCGCCGCAGTCGAGATCGCCGAAAAGCAGATCTATGCAGATGCCGTCGCGGCGTCCGCACATCCCACTGACCTTCCTGCTGGCTCGTTGCGCGCCATCGAGAAGAAAGATAGCAACGGCCAACTCGTTCGCACTTTCGTGGGTGACCCGAACGCCTGGATGGGCGACTTCAAGACCATTCCGATGAAGCAGGTCGGTATTTCGAAAGGGAACTAAGGAATGAGCAACTTCGTCTCGTTTAACCCGATGCTGACGACGAACGCTGCTGGTTCGTTCTCTGTTCAATCGGAAGGCTATGTCCAGGGCACCGCGCTCGATGACCCGGCGATCCGCTACCAACTCGCAAACGGCGTGCTTGCGCAGACCGAATCGCTCCCGATGTGGGGCGGTGTGGCGCTCTTCGAAAACATGCCGAATCCCGGATTTGGCAATGTGACCGGGCCGAACGTTGGCCGTGCAACGGCACAAGCCAATCTGACCGGCTTCAGTGTCTTCAACCAGGGCCACGCGATGGTCAACTGGCCGCAGAACAAGGTGCCCATCGTTGGACAGGGCGGCACGGTGCCGTTCTTCCGGCTGGGCTCGAACGCACGCATTCCGGTTGCTTGCGATCCTTCGCTGGTTTCACTGTCTGGGGGCCTGATCAATCAGCAGGTCTCGTGGGACTTCAACAATCAGGTCCTGCAGCCGTACGACGCGTCGACCGCAACGGTTTCGATCACCTCGCAAACCGCAACATTCGCAAACGGCGTGTGGACAGTCGCAGTCGTGACGGCTGCAGCATCGCTCGTTGGCGCAGTTGGTGACTCGATCAATATCTCCGGCGCCACGAACACCGGCACTGGCGGCGCATCGCTTGTCAACGGAAACCAGATCGTTACCTCGTTCACCGACAACCAGCATTTCAGCTATCAGGTCACGGCTCCGGCCGGCGCTGTCGGCACGATCGCTGGTACACAGGTCCTGAATCAGGGCGTCGGCGCGCTGAATGTCAAGGTGCTGGAAATCAACCAGGGCAACAGCAAGGTCGTTGTCTGGAACCAGTCACTGCTGACGGCGAACTGGAATCTCACGGGCACCGTTGCCCTCATTCAAATTTAAGGGGCAGAAATGGCTAACGTCGCATCCAGTTATGTCATCCAGAACCCGTCGTATATCGTTCCCGAAATCCTGACGCAGTATCAGCAGGCATCCGGTGCATTCGAAGTACTGGCGGGCGGCGATCCGATGGTTCGCCTGAGCGATGGCGACCTTCAGGTCTACATCAAGCATCTCGACATCCGCTCGAAGGTGAATGGCGGTCAATCGGCCGGCAATCTTCTGCCGGGCGTGTCGGTTACGACCGACATGATCAGCACGCCGACGTACCTTCTGCGCGTTCGCGCTGAATATGATCACCACGACACGGCTGCAATGGGTCGCTGGGGTATCTCGATCGTCGAAGCTCAACGTCTCGGCATGCGCCAAGGCATCTTCCAGCAACTTCGCGGCGGCCTGCTTCAGGGGTTCACGCCCGCCAACGGGGAGGGCCTGCTCAACACGCAAGGGGCAACCACGCTGAACCTGCCGGCAGACTCGAACGGCAATACGCAGGTCAGCACCTACGATAGCGGCCAACTCGGTCAGTTCATCCTGAACCAGATCGCCGCCGTCAAAGTCCGCACGATGCAGGTGGGCATCCCTGTTCGGGTGACGATTCTGACCACGCAGCGGGTCATGACGCAACTGTCGTATCAGATCGTTCAACTCACGCAGTTCCAGCGTGCAGGTGCCGGTTCGGCATCGCCGGCAACCGTGGTTGATACGGCGGCTGGATGGAACGGTGACGAGATCCTGTGGGTCACTGACGACACGCTCGTGGGCAAGGGCGCGGGCGGTTCGGACGTCATCCTGATTACCGTTCCGGAAGTCAAGAAGCCGATCGCGAACAAGATCAACACGAACGAATTCGCGAAGATCACCCCGGGGCTCGCCGCATGTAACCTCCAGTACATGGACATGGCTGCTCCGCGCGAACTGCCTTGCCCGCTTCCCGGTGGCGCAATCGACATCACGTCGGAGCTGCGTGCCACTTCGGGCTGGGGCGTACGTCCCGAAGCGTTGAGCATCATTTCGGCACCGTACTGAGCCGGAAGGTAGTAAGCGAACAAAGGGCGCCTTAGGCGCTTTTTTTACGTCTGTGCTGCGGCTAGGTGCCGGAACCGAAAGCTCGTCCCCTGTGCGAGTTGCCGCAGCCTTTCATACAGGGAAACAGAGGCCCGAGGCCTTTTCTTTTACAGGGAAAGAGCATGACCAAGCTATACATCGCAAATTGCACGAAACAGCGCCACGAGTTCATCTACAGGGCGCCCGAGCAGAAAAATCCGGTCACGCAGGTGATTGAGATCGGTTCGCAGATCATGGTCTGGAAAAATGATCCGCGAGATGTCCTGCTTAACATCGTCGATCAGCATGCCCACTTCGGCCTGATCGCCGTCGCCGACATCGATCGCACCAAGCATTTTGTCGGGATGTGCTACCAGTTCGACAAGCCGATCGACGTGAACAAGATTATGTATACCGTCGAGAATAACGACTCCGTTCTGGAGCAACGTGCGCTCGAGGCACGAAAAGAGGCTGCGCAGGTCATCAGCCATTCGCTTAGCCAGGTCGCAGCGGATAGCGGCAATGGTCTGAACTCTGTAGACGTGGAGATCAAGGAACTCGCGCCGCAAGGCAAAGAGGCAAACTTCTCCGAAACCATCACGGTTGAAAGCCGCGGTCGCGGTCGCCCACGCAGGAATAGCTAAATGGTCACGCTTGCCGGATTCATGTCGTTCATTCGCGACAACATGCAGATTCCAGCATCTGCCCTGCCCGATGGTTCGTATTCGATCCTGATGGCGCTGGCAATTTCGGAAAGCATTGTGAATCCGGCGCTCAAGGTCGTCGGGCCATGTGGCAGCAATTCGTTAGGCTACACCGGTCCAAGCATCTACGATCTGGCGGTCTATAACCTGGCCGGCGATAACCTGATTAACTTCGCGAGCGACGTTCCGGGCGGGACGTTCTTCGCAACCGCACGCCAGGGATACGGTTTGAATTCCTTCGTTGCCGGCGTTGTTTCGTCGACTTCCGATAACGGCACGGGCGAATCAATGACCGTGCCCGACTCCCTCAAAGACCTTACGCTCCAGAACTTGCAGAGTCTGAAAACGCCGTGGGGGCGACAATACCTCTACTTTGCGCAGGCATACGGCACGCTCTGGGGCTTATCGTGAAGATCCATCTCGGTGTGGTTGATATTCCCTATCAACAGTTCTCGATGGGGCCCACCAGGAATGGCAAGGTCGAACATCAAACAACAGGTGACGTCGCAGAGTGGCTGGAAGATCGGTATGGCGTGATGGAGCATTTCGTCGACCTGCACGGCGACGAGATTGCGAAGTCCATCGAGAGTTCGCTGGCAGGTGCGCTAGAGAGTCTTGCAACGGGCGCTCCAGCTCGCCTGAATCCGTTCGGCACAGCGATGAGTGATATCGAAACCCTGTTCAAATTCACGTACCTGGACAAGGAAGAGATCACGAAGACTGGCGCGCAAGGCGTCCCGACTGCTGCGGCGAAGAAAGGCGTGAATCACCGCCTCAAACTGAATAAAGGCCCCAAGCGGCCATCATTCATCGATACCGGCCAGTATCAGGCCACCATGAAGGCGTGGACGGACTGAGATGCCAAGCGTAAATGAAACGGTCGGCGCACCGCATCAACTGGCCGCGGGCCTCGCAGCAGGGCTCGAAACGCTCTCCGAGAACCAGCAGATCGAGTTCACGCAGTACGAGCAGGTGGTTTTGCCGCTAGACGGATATGTTTTCTGGGTCAACTCGGGGGTGACTGTCCTTGCCCAAGGGTCTCTGCACCAGTCAATCGACCAGCAGCAGAACGAAGATGAGACGATGGCTGTCAACCGCATCGTTTTCACATCCAAGACACTGGTGGATGAGTTTAACGACATATCGCCCACATCGATCTACATCGGATTTTTTAACGGCGTGCGGTTCTCGTTCAATCGCCGCGGCCCGTATTACCAGCAAGCCGGGCTGTATCACTACATCGGCGACGCAGTCTATCCAGCGATGGAATCGCAGATCGTCGACAACCCAGCCGTTCTGATAGACCTCGATCCTGTCGTCTCAAACAGCCTTCCCGTCTGGCTGACGCTCAACAAGTTCATGCCGATGTATCCCTCGTATCTGGTGCCGGCCAACATCGAGCCGCCGTACGCGGCGGTACATATCGACCCGGGCGACACCGAAGCCCTTGCGGCTGCTCCGCATTTCAGCAGCACCATGACGCACACGCAACTTGCGAAAGATAGTGTGCGCATCACGCTCTATGGCATGAATAGCCAGCAGGCGCTCGACTTTCAGGACTACGTTTTCCAGTACAGCATGGACACCGATGACATCGGAGTCATGAATATGCCGATTATTCGGGACGAGAAGCGTACCCAGTCGGAGCTGAACATCATCGCCATGAAAAAGGTCTTTGACGTTGATGTCTCGTATTACCAGACACGCGTGAACACCATCGCGCGTCAGTTCATCACAGAAGCCGTCGCGCAGTATCTGCCGCAACCCGATCCTTACTGATCGGTCATTTCCAAGCAAGCCATCCACCCGCCTTGAGCGGGTTTTTTTATTTCAGGAACCCGATCATGCCGCAAGGTCCTCTGCAAGCCAACGTCGCAGTCAATCAAACCAGCCTCAAAAGCGCCCCCCTCCAGATCGATGGCAGCGGCAATCTGCTTGTCGGCAATGGCTCCGCAAACAAGCTGAACATCACCGCGGCCACTGTCGTGAAAGCGACGGCTGGTCGTGTTTGCACCGTGATTGTCAATGTCGCGGGCGCAGCTGGCACGTTGAATGACTGTGCCACGACCGGCGCAGTCGCAGCCGGCAATCTCGTCTTTGCGATTCCCGCGACAGTTGGTGTGTACAAGGTGGATTTCCCGTGCTCGACCGGCATCGTCGTTGCGCCCGGCGCCGCTCAAGTGGTTTCGGTGTCGTTCGACTAATCGGGAGCCGAAATGGCAAATCAAATCGTTCAGGTGAATGTCACCCAGACGATTGCAGCGGCTCCCAGCACGCTGCAACGGACGGGTGCATTCATCTCCCAGGGCGGTACGACGCTCACCTCGGGGTCGAGCGCACTGCTCACCCAGCTTTCGGATCTCACGCCGATTCTGGCAGGATCGAAAGCAATCACGTCGATGGTGCTGGCCACTGGCGTTGTGACGGTCACCACGACGGCCCCTCATGGCTTCACGAATGGTGACGTCATGCAGGTCGTCATTGCAGGCGTGACCCCGTCTGCATACAACGGCACGCAGACGGCGACCATCACCGGCGCCAGCACGCTCACGTTTCCACTGGCCGGATCGCCGGGCGCAGTGACGGTGCAGGGCACGGTCACGGATATTGACGTGTCCGAACTTCTGGCGATGGCAACGACATTTTTCGCTCAAGGCAGCAGCGCATCGGTCTACGTGCTCGAATTGGGCGCATCGTCCCCGGCGCATGGGGTGGCCGCACTCACGACCTACCTGACTGCCAACCCGCTGCAGTTCTATTCGTATCTGGTGCCGCGCGAATGGGCATCGGAACCGACGTTCCCGGCCCTGATTGCCAGCTACGAGGCCACGACAGCGAAGCAGTATTTCTTCGTGACCGTCACGCAGTCCAATTACACGAACTTCACCGCTTTGATGAAGTGCGTGTATATGGGCATCGAGGCGCCGACGATTCCCGCGACGGAATTCAGTCTGGCTGCGACGTTCTATGTCACGCTGAACTATTCGCCGAGTTCGACGAGTCAGGTCCCGCCCCTGTGCTTCGCGTTCCTGTCGGGCGTGACAGCCTACCCGAGCGCAGGCAATTCCGCTCTTCTGGCGACATTCAAGACCGCAAACGTCAACTATGTTGCGACTGGTGCTGAAGGCGGCATCAGCAACGCGATGATCAAGTGGGGGACGATGGCCGATGGCAATCCGTTCAACTACTGGTATTCAGTTGACTGGATGCAGATCAACGTCGATCTGAACGTCGCGAATGCGGTCATCAATGGGTCGAACAATTCGCTCGCCCCGCTTTACTACGATCAGAACGGCGTCGACCGACTGCAGATCGTCTCGCAAAGCACCGCTGCACAAGGTGTCGCAGCGGGTCTGGCGCTCGGACCGGTGAACGCTTACTCACTCGCACCAGCCGACTTCATCAATCTGCTGACCGGCGGGAATGCACCGGTTGGTGTGATCGTGAACGCGGTGCCATTCGTGACGTATGTGACCCAAAACCCGCTGGACTATCCGCTCGGTAAATACGGCGGTCTCTCGATCGCCTATACGCCGGCTCGCGGGTTTACGACGATCGTCTTCAACATCAACGTCAGCAACTTCGTTCCGGTCTAAGGGATAAAACATGGCTACTTCCAATCCCATGATCCAGCAGGGGACGCTGAACCGTCTTCGCGGCAGCGTCAAGTCTGTGAGCCTGCCGCAACTGAATGTGACGGCACCCTATCTGACGAAGGCGGGCATCACGATCGCGCCGGAAGGCGACGCGACGACGGTGTTGCCGACAATGACGGGCGTCGTGACGAGCCCGGAGCCGTATCTCATCGTACGGGTGACGATCAACGTTCTGAAGACGAACGGGCTTGCCGCGGCTTACAAAAGCCAGTGGGAAGCGACAAGTGTGATCGGCGACATCGTTGTCACGCCGGACACGTCGGCCATTCCGACCATCACCGTGAATAACAGTTCGATCGTCACTATCGGTGAGCTGAACATCGCGGGCGAAGAGCCAGGCTGGCAAATTGTGCTGACTGGCTACTACAACATCAACAACAACCTCTGGTCGCTGACCTAACCGCCATGCGAATTGACAAACGGCTTAATCTCGTCATCCCGCTCGAGGATGGTGAAAAGACCATCTACATTCACTCGATGCCGATCTCCCGTGAAGTGTTCGAAGCGAACATCTTCATCATCTCCAAGACGCTCAGCGTGCTGTACGAGGAAGGCCTGACCGTCTTCGCCGGCCCGCGCGTCGCTGCAATGATGATGAAGAACATCGCCACCGAGCGCGGAATCTGGGAGGGTCCGTCCGGCGTCGAGAATGTACTGATGAACGAGATCCGCCGTCTGTCAAACGTGGTTCTGCCAGGCGAGAACGGATGGACGACGGTGCCGTTCTATGACGCGACCCGCAATGGGACTATCGACCCTGAGACGGCCGCCGAAGTAGAAGGGCAGATCGTTTTTTTTACCTGCGTCTCGCACATGCATCGGAGGAAGGAGATCCCAGCCCTTCTGCATGGCATGAACGAGATCTGGGATTCGCAAAATACATCGTTCAACTCTACGGAGTGGATGAACTCTTTGCCGACATCGACGCCGGAAGAGAATATTGGCGCGACGGCAACTCCCTCACTCATTCCGTCCTGACCTACATCACCGGGGCCGGGTTCGGCCGATTCTTTGGTCAATACGACCTGCCCCAGACGACTGCGCATGAATTCCGGCAGCGTCACCTGATCATGGCCCTGAGGGCTAACCGGAGTGGAATCTGATGGGCGCCAAGTCGATCATTACCGTTGACGTACGCGATCAGGCGTGGAAAGACTTTCAGAAAAGTTTTTCTAAGTATCAGTCAGCGTTAGCTAACCAGCCTACGGTCTGGTCGAAGATCAACGCCTCTTTCGCTGCGCACAAGAAGCAACTCGGGTCATTGCCGGCGACGTGGGGCCTGATCGGGAAGGCTGCCAACGCTGCAGTCAATCCGTTTATCAAGATCGCCGCGGCGACGGCAGTCATGAATGCGCGCATCAAGGCTGCTCCGACCTTCATGGGCAAGCTCAAGGTAGTAGCGCAATCCACGGTTGGCGTGTTCGATCGCGTTGCAAAGGGGGCGTTCTCAATCGCTAAGGGAATCGGGAAAGCGACGCTGGGGCTGCTGAAATGGGCAGGTATCGCGTCTATCTTTTCCGGGCTTCTGGGCGGCGCAGGCCTCTTCGGTCTGGATCGTCTCGCGGCATCGGCGGGAAATAGCCGACGCGACGCGCAGGGGTTTGGTCTTACGCCCGGTGATCTGAAATCAGCGCAGATCAACTTCGCTAAATTCACGGACGTCAACTCGGCTCTCGAGAATGTAGCGAACACCCGCTCGGACCTCAGCAAGCGGTGGATCTTCAACGCGCTTGGCGTTAATCCCGATCAGGGATCGAACGTCGACGTGCTTGGGCAGTCCCTGAAGTCGGCCAAGCATACGTTTGAGCGCACCGGCATGACCCAGCAGGGAGCCGACGCATATGGCCTGACGCAGTTGTTCAGCATGGACGATCTGCGTCGTCTCCATGCGATGACCGATCAGGAAATTGATGATGCGATCAAGAAACAGCGAACCGATCGCGAGGCGCTCGCTGTAAGCGACGACACGCTGAAGGGCTGGCAGAGCCTGCAAATCCAGTTGGATAAGGCTGGCTCGCAGATCGAGAACGTGCTGATCAAGAAATTGTCCGGTCTATCCGGGCCGCTCTCGCAACTCTCGCAGGCCGTGGCCGACGCGATCGGCATGATCACGAGTGACCCAGCGCTGCCCGGATACATCAAGGATTTCGGCGACAAGATCAGGGAGTTCGCCAAATATCTCACGTCTGACCAGTTCAAGTCGGATCTGAGCGAATTCGTAGATGGCGTCAAGAAGGCAACGGCGGCGCTCAAAGATCTGTTCGGATGGATTTACGACAAGCTGACGGCGCTCGGCATCATCAAGCCTCAGCCAGTTGCGAGCGGCGCGGCTGATGGGCAGCTTCCGCGCAAGCCGTCCGACTGGGACAGGAAAGCGCCGTCGATGATCGACAACCTGGCGTGGAAAGTCCAGCAGTGGAGCGGCACGCCAGGATACTTCTCGGAATTCGAGAAAAAGAACGGATTGCCGGCGGGCACGCTCGCAAAGATCCAGTCTGTAGAGTTCTCGCGCAAGAAAGATCTGAGCCTCGCTGTATCGCCTGTCGGCGCCAAGGGTCCTTTCCAGTTCATGGAAGGAACCGCTAAACAGTACGGCTTGGACGATCCGTTCAATCTTCACGATTCCGCAGAGGCGGCAGCTCGGAAGATGCGCGACCTGATGAAAATGTTCAATGGCGACATTGAGAAGGCCTACGCCGCATACAACTGGGGCGAAGGCAATCTCAAGAAGGACATCGAACAACATGGCGGCGACTGGAAGGCATTTGCGCCGAAGGAAACCCGTGATTACGTGTCGAAATTGACGGGCGCCCCCACGCGGACCACGACTGCACAGCATCAGGGATCGCAGACGATCACCATCAACAACAACACAGGCGGAAACGCCGCTGTTACCACTAACGCACTGGCTTACTAATGTCGTTCACGCGAGATATTTTCCGGCTTGGCTATGAGATCAGCCCGATTATTCTCACGGGCGGCATTGCCAGTGCGATCCCTGGTGGCATGCTGCCTATTGTTGCGATCACGCAGGCTACCGATTTTACGCTCGGTCTGCTGACGGGTTCGGTAGACATCAATCTTGATGATTTCTTCGCACACTTCAAGGTCTTGCCGGGCGGCACGCTGGCAAACAACCAGATCGGCATGTATCCGTTTGCGAACCAGACGGTAGCGGCTAATGCAATTGTCGCTCAGCCCCTGAACGTATCGCTCGAGATGCTCTGCCCCGCCAACACGACGGGAGGCTATCTCTCAAAATTGCTGACGATCACTGCGCTCAAGCAGGTCATTGATCAGCACAATTTTGCTGGCGGCACTTACACGGTGGCGACGCCGTCGTATCTCTACACAAATTGCGTCATGCTCGGATTCCGCGATACGTCCGATATGTCCACGAAGCAGGTTCAGGAGCGCTGGCAGTTGGACTTCCTGCAGCCTCTGATTTCCCAGTCCGATGCAAACCAGGTATTCAGTTCGCTGATGAGTAAGATCGCTGGAGGCCTGCCGCAGACCGGTACGCCTACGTGGTCCGGACTGGCGTCCTCGATCGGTAGCACGGTGAGCGGCGCGGCCTCCAGCGTTCTGTCGAGCGCACAGAACCTCGTCGGCACGGCAGTCAGCGGCGTTCAGTCGGGCGTCAGCTCCATTACGAGCGCGCTATGACCACAACCTACTTCAATTTCTCACCGTCCACGTCGTCGCAGTTCACCTTTCAGCCGACGCTGGATGGTCAGGTCTATACGGTTACGGTGCCGTGGAGCCTATTCGGCGAGCGGTATTACGTCCAGATCGCAACGCTGCAGGGAACCGTGGTCGTGCTGTTGCCACTTATTGGCTCGCCGCCTGATTACGATATTTCCCTTACTGCCGGCTATTTCAGCACCACGCTTGTTTATCGCGCGTCAACAAACCAGTTTGAAGTGACTTCGGCCTGATGCGTTACTACACGATCAAAATCGTCGACCCAACATCGGGCCAGACGCTTATTCCTGATCCGACCGGCACGGTTGGCTTTGTCGCGGCGCAGTCTGGGTCTGCGACAACGGGCAGCGGCGCACCACTTGCCTTCAGCAGTTCATCTCAGACCGGAGACAACTCTGCAACATGGACGAGTCTCGTCAATGGCGCAACGATTCCCGGCGCGCTCAATATCGAACTTGACGTACCTCTGTACGATTTCGCCAGCCCGACCGGCGCCGCGGTGCTCCGCGTGTGGGGCGTTGGCCTGCGTCAGATCGGACAGTCGTCAGACCTTAACGGCAAGACGATCCAGATCTATGCGGGCATGGCTAAGGGATTGCCGCTCGCCAACCCGGCTGAAGCAGGGTTGATATTGCAGGGCACGATCTTTCAGGCGTTCGGTAACTGGCAGGGCGTCAATCAAAGTCTGGACTTTGTGATTTATCCGGAGACAGGCTCGGCGGACTCGCCGATGAACATCGTCATCGACTGGAAGGCAGGAATCACGCTTGATCAGGCGATCGCCTCGACGCTGAAGACGGCGTTTCCGTCATACACGCAGACGATCAAAATCAGCCCGAAGCTCGTGCTGCCAAGCGACGAGCCGGGCTATCACCAGACGCTCGGACAGTTTGCTCGCTACATCAACGAGATCAGCAAGAAGATCATTGGTGGCACGTACAGCGGCGTCCGGATGGTCATCAAGAACGGATCGTTTTATGTCTATGACGGAACGACGACCACAACGCCGAAAGCGATTGCCTTTACCGACCTGATCGGACAGCCGACCTGGATAGATCTTGCCACCGTGCAGATTGCTTGCGTCCTGAGAGCTGATATTCAGGTGGGCGATTACATCTCGTTGCCTCAGACGCAGACCGTCGTGTCGGCACAGTCTTATTCGACGTACCGCAATACACTGGTTTTCCAGGGCACGTTTCAGGTCAACTACGTCCGCCACGTCGGAAATTTTCGCCAGCCTGACGGCACATCGTGGATTACGGTCATTGATGCCGTCACGGTGCCGTCAACCAGCGGATCGGCCACCACCACATCGTGAGATTCAATGGCTGATCATCTTAAAACTCCGCTCGCGAAGTCGCTCAGCAGCTTCGCGGAAAAGAAGATAAACGATGCGTTCCAGCTGACTGGGAAGGGCCTCCCCTGCTCAGTCGTGAAAGTTTCGGGCGCGATCGTAACGGTCAAGTTTGAAGTTCAGAACATCCCGTTCACTCTGCCCCAGGTAACCATTCCGCTGTTCGGACCCGAGTACATCCGTTACCCGATCCAGCAGGGAGACAAAGGCGTCGTCGTGCCGTTCGATGCATATCTTGGCGGGGTCAGTGGGCTCGGCGGTGGGGTCGCCGACCTGACGCCGCGGGCCAATCTGTCGGCCCTCGTTTTCCTGCCAATCGGGAATAAGCTTTGGTCGGCGGTCGACCCAAACACCGTCACGATTTACGGCCCGAATGGTGTCGTTCTTCGGGATACGGGAAGCGGATCGGTTATCACGCTGACGCCGACGAGTATCTCGATGGTGTCGCCAAGCTCTATCACGCTTAAGACTGGCGCCACAACCATGACTTTGACGCCTTCTGGCTGGAGCATCACTGGAACGAACGGATCACTGTCAGACGGCTCGCATACAACGTCTGTTGCGCTGATGAACACCGTCTGGGCCGCCTTGGTCAGTTGGGCAAACTCGCACACGCACCCAGTCACTACGGGTGGTACGGCGACCGCAACTAATACGCCCTATTCTGGCGGAAACATCGCCCCTTAGTCTTCTCCGTTCGCACGCAATGCGGCCTGAACAGCTTCAGCATTGCGTGCCGTGTTGATTGCCGTATTCTGGATCACTCCACACTCCGGGCATATCCACTCCGCAGTTACGGGCGGCGATGGCAGGAAGTAGCCACAGTCGAAGCAACGCGTGTCGACCGGATATTCGACCTTGACTGCGGGCGCCATCCCGCCTGAATACGAAATCGCAATTGCGTATGTTGCTGGCCCGTCGTCCGCCGTCCGGAATTTTGGATACGTCGCGCGCCCAGCCCTGAAGTCCAGAAAGTCTGCGTCAAGCCTGCGCAGAGATTGCCGAAGCGGTTTCTCCGGAACCGTCGAAAGGAATCTGTACTGCTGCATCCCTTTGAGCACCATCAGTGACGCATAGGTTTCGTTATAGCCGATTCGCGTCTGCCGCCGATACCACGTGTCGGCACAAAGCTTCAGCGCGTAGTTATAGACGAACCGCACGCAACGCAGTGTGCGAGCCCGATCAGTCGAAAGGTTGAGAGGGTTGTTTGTCATGGGCGGATTTCATTTAGCCAAAATCATACTCCAGAGGATTGAATGGCCCTTCGAACCTATGGCCGCACCTATAACGAGGACGGAACCTATCAGTGGGTCGAGGTCACGACCGATAGCGCAGGCTTTAACGACGAAGTCTGGCTGACCACGCTGATCCAGTGCCTGAAACTCAATCTTAACGAATCACCGTTCTACGCACAGTACGGTATTCCAGCCCAACAGAGCGTCGTCCAGCAGGTGTTCCCGGACTTCTATGTAACGCGAACGCAAACACAGTTCGCGCAGTATTTTGCTTCGCTTGTCATTAACAAGCAGTGAAATCCAACGCCCACCTATGCCGTGAGCGTGATTACAAACCAGGGTTCAAAGCTGACGGCGCAGATCCCCGTCTGACACTTAAAAGTACCAAGCCGCCGCCGAGCGGCTTTTTTAATGCCCAGCGAAAATACCATGACCATTCCGATCGTCCTGACAGCAGCCGGCCGCCAGCCGCAGTCACCGGCGACGTTGAACGCACAGATCATCGCTCAGGCAACTGCGCTTTCTCCCGGCCTCACAGCGAATCTGCCTGGCTCCCTCATCGAGGACATCAGTAGCACCGATACAGCCGCGGCACTCGTGTGCGATTCGGCGGTAACCGAGCTGATTAACTCAGTGACGCCGTATGGGGCGAACCTGTTCATCCTGAATCAGCTCGCCAATGTCTATCTCGGTCAACTGAACGGTTTTCAGGGTGCAGCGACTACTACCAGCGTCTACGTAGTCTTCACTGGGCCCGCAGGCTTCGTTATTCCGGTCGGCTTCACGGTATCCGACGGAACCTATCAGTACACGGTTCAGGATGGCGGGATCATCGGGGCGAGTGGACAGTCGGCGCAGCTTTTCTGTCTCGCTGCGCTGTCTGGATCATGGGCGGTTCCGGTGGGAACGGTGACGCAACTGATTACCTCAGTGCCGAGCGGAATCACGCTTACCGTGACCAACCCGGCAGCAGGCGTTCCTGGTGCGGGGGCGGAATCTGAAGAAGCCTACCGGGCCCGTGTACTTCAGGCTGGCATTGTTTCCGCACAAGGGACGCCGACGTATCTGAAGGCGCTTCTCGGTCAGGTGTCTGGCGTCCAGCCGAATCTCATTTCCATCCAGCAACAGACGGCGGGCGGATGGGAGGTGGTGTGCGGCGGCGGTGACCCCTACCAGATCGGATATGCGATCTACAGCGGACTCTTCGATATTTCCCTGCTCGTTGGTTCGCAACTGGCCGTCATCGGTATATCCAATGCGAATCCGGGCGTCGCGACGACCAACCTGCCGCACGGACTGACGACGGGAAGCGTCATCACGCTCACGAATGTCAATGGCATGACGGGGATCAATGGCGTCCCGCTCACGGTGACCGTCCTGACGTCCACAACATTCAGCATTGGTGTCAACACGACCAGCTCCGGTTCGTACGTCAGCGGCGGCACGATGACGCCCAACCCGCGAAACATCACCGTATCGATTAATGACTATCCCGATACGTACAACGTCACCTTTGTGAATCCGGTGCAGCAAACGGTCACAATGACGGTGACGTGGAACTCAACCGCGACCAACGTCGTAGCGCCGGCTGCGATCGCGCAACTTGCCCAGCAACCTTTGGCGAACTACGTCAACAGTCTGCCGGTTGGTGTTCCGATGAACCAGTTTGAATTGCAGACCGTGTTCCAGGCAGCAATTGCCACTGCGGTGACTCCGCAACTGCTGACGCGCCTTATTTTCCAGGTGTTCATCAACGGCACGCTCACGTCCCCTACTGCGGGCACGGGGATCATAGCTGGCGATCCGGAAGGTTACTTTTACACGACAGCAGCGAGCATCAACGTTGTGAAGGGATGACATGCTCACCCAGACAATCCCCTCGTATCTGTATACGGAATATAACGACGATGAGGATCTCGCCGCTTTCGTAGCCTCGTTTAACCAGCTCTCCCAGCAGTACGTCGATTTGTTCAATCAGATCGGGTTGCCGGTTTATACGGGCTCGCCAATTTCCGGGGCCTTGCTTGATTGGGTCGCTGAAGGAATTTACGGAATGACGCGGCCATCTCTTCCGGGAGCTGGCACGAACCGCGTTTCGGGTCCATTTAATACCTACACCCTGAATCACATCGCGTTCAACAAGCGCACCGTGGTCGCGCCATCGAACTATTACGCGACGACCGACGATATTTTCAAACGGATCATCACCTGGAACTTCTACAAGGGTGATGGGCAGGTCTTCAACATTCGGTGGCTTAAGCGGCGGGTAATGCGGTTTCTGCTCGGCACGAACGGGACCGACCCGGGCGTCACCCAGACGTATCAGGTAAGCGTCACGTTCGGCGCCAATTACACCGTCAACATCAACATCAAGAGTCACGCAGCAACGCTGCTATCTGGAGCGCTGTTCAACAAGAACCGTTTTGCACGAATGGCATTCAACGGCTTCAAGGTTCAGGTCAATCAACTCACGCCTTTGCCAAACGCAAGCGTGTTGGCCGCTGCGATACAGGCTGGCGTACTGAACCTGCCATTCCAGTTCACCTATGTCGTGAACGTCATCTAGCAGATCGACCGCACTACAGCAGGCCACCTCCGGGCGGCCTTTTTCATTTCCGCTCGTCCTGAGCGAACAGACAAAGTCAAACATGGCCGCAACCACGCTTCTTTTTGCCGACAATGCGTCGACGGTGCTCGCCTCGTCCATCAGCGCGACGGCTACGACCTGCACGCTGCAGTCCGGTACGGGCGCACTATTTCCGACGCCCAGCGCCAATCAGGCATTTGCCATGTCGTTCGTAGATGCGGCGACTGGTCTCGTGACCGAAATCGTCAAGGTCACGGGCATGAGTGGCGACACCGTCACGTCGATGGTTCGCGGTCAGGAGGGCACGACTGCCCGCGCATGGCTGGCGGGCGACCTCGCATCTAACTTCTGGACGGCCGGCATCCTTGGCGCTGGAGCAATGGCCCAGATCGGCCCGATGCAGCAAGGTACATATGGGTATGCCGTCGACAGCGGAAGCGCGAATGCAGTCGTCCTGACATTGGCGCCCGCTATCACGTCGTACGCGGATGGCCTGCCGATCAATTTCAAGGCGGCAGCGACCAATACCGGCGCGTCAACGATCAACGTCAATGGAGTTGGCGCGGTTGCTTTGCAAGGAGCCGCTGGCGCGCTTCAGGGCGGAGAACTGGTTCTGGGCAAAACGTATGAGGCCAACTACAACTCCACGAGCAACACTTTCGTTCTGGTCGGACAAGGTGGCGGCGCTGAACAGGTCTCCCCCGCCACCGCATCCCAGCACGCCGTCCAGTTCGGGCAGGTTTCGGGTGTTGCGGGGCAAGTTCGGAATCTGGCGATGTCAGTTGCTACGGCGAGCGCTACAGCGACGCTGACGGCTGATGAAATCGTTGTCGAGACGGCGCTAGGCGGCCTGCGGTATTGTCTCGCATCGTTCAGCAAGACCATCAACCTCGCCACAGCCGGCGCAGGTGGCATGGATACCGGTACCGCGCCGACGTCGGGATTCGTCGCCCTGTACGCGATCTACAATCCGACGTCTGGCACCGCGGCATTGCTGGCGACGAATGCGGCTACGAAGCAGCCTGAGGTGTATGGCGGCGCCAATATGCCGAGTGGTTACACGGCCTCGGCACTTGTTGGCGTATGGCCCACGAATGCTAGCAAACTGTTCCTGGCCAACACTTATCAATCCGACCGATCCATTAGTTTTCCACTCGTCTCCGTGTCGAGCAGCAGCGGAATCGTAGCAGGATCGCCGATCAGTTTGGCGAGCGCGGTACCTTTAAACGCGAAAACCTGCGGCGGCATCATTTCCATTACGCTATCCGCTACTGGTGCCGGGGCGTTCTATATGTACAGCAACTCCGGTTTATCGGGCACGACGGCGCTCGCTGCTAGCTCAAACAACGCCGGAACTGGAGGGGTGTCGAACGGATTTAATGGGCTAGCGATCACGACGGCGCAGCAGGCATATATTGTTGTCAGCGGTACCGCATCAGTGAGCAATTTCAACTCAGCAATTTCCACCTACACGTTCTGACCATGGCCACGACGATCTACGTACAACTGGCAAGCGCAGATGCTGGGGCTGCCATCATCTCCTATTTCGGCAGCCCACAAGACCCCGCATACTGGCCGAATCAGGCCACGACTGATACTCTGGATGCGCGTTGGTCGTCGTTCTATGACCTTGCGGTTAAGGGCGGCTGGGCAACTGGTCTACCAGTTCCCGGGCAGTGATTTCACGCCTGGCCGGTAGGCGCATCTGCCACGCTCTTTCTATTCAACGTCACAGTAATTTGGTGCAGAACTGATCTAGCAGCCTTCGTGAGCGGCTTTTCGATGATTCGATACGCAATTAGCGCCAGGACGACTGCCGTAGTCATGTAGACGACAAGGAGAAAATTCGGAGTCGTCCAGCCCGCCTTCGTTGCCGCTCTCAAGATCAGTCGGTTGATCAGTCCAATCACAATCACGTGAATCATGTAGAGCGAGTAGGATGCGTTGCCAATCTCAGTAAGCCATCGAACGGGAGCAATGTCAGGAATACCGTCTTTTGCCTCAATGGCGACACAGCCAAGCACGAGTAAGGCTGACGGGGCACCCCATGGGACGAAGGCCTCTTTCCCCCAAGCATGCGGCGGAATGAACCAGTAGCCCGCGTAAGCCATGCCGACAAGGCCGGCAAACAGAAATGCATAGCGCATCCTGACGACTATGGCGAGTCGATGGATATGAAATATCGCGATACCCGATACGAAGCACCACACGATTGGATCGGAGTAAAAAGCAAAGGCGATGTTGTCGGGATATGCCATCGAGAGCGAGCCCAGCACCCCGAAAGCGGCCGCGACCCAACCGGCGGATAGCTTGAATCGAATCACGATCAGGCCAAATACCACATAGAAAAATGCCTCCATCACGAGCGTCCAGCCTACGCCATTCACCGGAAAATACCCAGCAACCGGTATAAACAGGAACGACTTAACAACGGTGACAAGATCCCATTTGTTCGCGTAAAGCAACCAGAAGCACGTCGTTAACCAATAGAGTGGTACGAGACGTGTGACCCTATCGAGCATGAAGGCTTTGAATGGACGCCCTTGGTCCTTGTCGGCCAAGAACGCCATGATGAAGCCGCTGACAACGAAAAAAATCTGGACGCCGATACCACCGAACGATTTCAGTTGCCATAGGGTCGCTATGGTTGGCTGAGACGCAGCCGCTTGCTGCGGGAATGCCATATATAACTCGTGCATGCATAACACCAGCAGCGCCGCAAGGGCACGTAGGATCTGTATTGATACGATCGACACACGATTTTTTTCCGGTATTGGTGTCATGCTCGGAGTCTCGTTTTTTTAAGTTGCGAATTGTATCCTATTACAATTGCTTATTCGGAGTTGCGTTTTGTCACCAAGTGCCCGATCCTTACATTTATGCGAAATAAATGTTTTCGGCGTCAGCATACGGACACAATGATTTACCACTGATCGTCGAGCCAATCCTCATAACTCTGTTTCTTCCGAGTAGCGGACTCTTTGCTCGTGAACCATCGCCATGCGGTGGAGAGTGTCATACCCGACGCAGCAATGGCAATGACGATTGCTAAGTCTTTCATGATGATTAGATTCATTACAATCTTCTGCAGGGGGGGGGCGGCGCAGCATGCCTTCCGGCATACAACTTCGAAGTGAGTGTTAGAACGTATAGTTCCCGCTCAGCATGAGCTCTCCCTTGATCCCGGCCGGCACATTCTTTCCTTGCCATGCGCCGATCGGAGCATAGAGGTAGTTCGCGCGCACCGAAAACGGACCTTTTGCAATGGACGCGCCGAACAACGCTCCGAGCTGAATGCGCGGCGGGTGGGTGAGCGTTTCTTGTGTGCCCGCAGGCCCGAATATGCCGTCCGACTGGGCTGTAGCGATCGCCGTCCACGTGCTTTTATAGAGCGCCGGGCCAGCTTCGACGCCGACCTGCCAGCCAGAGCCAAGATCCCAATACGGCTCAAGCGTCAAAGAGACAGCCTGCATGCCGCCTGTGCTATCGAACTTGCGGAAGTCGCCGCAGTTTCCGTTGACGCAGCTCTGCGTGATGA